AGTGAATGGCATAAAGATGAGATGGACAAGTGCTGGGATAGACTAAAAGGACAATTAGATGGCATTTACTAACTATACTAGCTTTGTTTCTACAGTAGAAAGCTACTTAGCACGCACAGACTTATCAAGCGTCATACCTGACTTTATTCAGATGGCACAGTTAAGAATGAGTCGTGACTTACGAACAGAAGCAATGTTAAAAGTAGCAACGACTACGCCTTCTGATAACAAAGTAGCATTTCCTACTGACTTCTTAGAGTTAAGAGAGATGCACTTTCAGGGTAACCCACCTGTTCTACTAGAGTTTCAATCACCTGACTTGTTCTTCCGTAATGGTCAAACATCATTATCAGGTCGTTCACACTATTTTACAATGTTAGGTACAGAGTTTCAATTTGCACCTAGTCAAAACTCTGACTACACAATCCAAATTTTATACTATGCTCAACCTACATTTATTTCTACTACAACATCTAGTAACTTGTTCTTAGCATATTATCCAGATGCTTTACTTTACGCAACTCTAGCAGAAGCAGAACCTTATTTAATGAATGACCCAAGAACTGCAACATGGTCAGCATTATATGATAGAGCAATTGCTAATATCAAAACAAGTGACTTAGGTCAAACATACGCATATACAACACTAAACGTAACACCACGATAAGGAAAATATTATGGCAGAAATGAGTAATTTTTTAGAGAATGCACTTTTAAATGCAACTCTAAATGCAACTACATACACAGCACCAGCAACAGTATATGTATCACTATGGACTTCAGACCCTACAGACGCAGGTAGTGGCACAGAAGTTAGCGGTGGTTCATACGCTAGAACTGCTGTATCTTTTGCAACAGCTTCAGGTACATCAGGCAACGTATTAAATGACGCAGATGTCACCTTCCCTACTGCGACTGCTAGCTGGGGCGTTGTTGGTTGGATAGGAATTAATGATGCTGCTACTGCAGGTAACTTACTTTACCATACAGCATTAGACACATCTAAAACTATTGACTCTGGTGACATCTTTAAGATATCAACAGGCAACCTTTCAGTTACATTAGCTTAAGGATAAACCATGGCGTTAGTCGTCAAGGATAGAGTACAGGAAACTACTGTAACCGTAGGTACTATTGCACTTGTACTTGCAGGTGCAGTATCTGGCTTTCAATCATTCTCTGTTATCGGTAATGGTAATACTACTTACTACGCTATCGTAGGTGGTACAGAATGGGAAGTAGGTATTGGAACTTATACAGCTTTAGGCACTGTTTTATCTCGTGATACCATATTAGAGTCTAGCAATGGTGGCACAGCAGTAAACTTTAGCGCAGGTACAAAAAACGTATTTGTAACTTATCCTGCTGAAAAAGGTTTATATTTAGATGCAAGTGGTAATGCTATTGCTTTAGGAACACCTGCGTCTGCAACACTTACAAATGCTACAGGACTTCCTTTATCTACAGGTGTAACAGGTACACTACCAGTAGCCAATGGTGGCACAGGCATTACAAGTTTAGGAACAGGAGTTGCAACTTTTTTAGGCACTCCGTCATCAGCTAATTTAGCTGCTGCAATTACAGACGAAACAGGCTCTGGTTCACTTGTATTTGCAACATTACCAACATTTGGTTCTACAGGTATTAAATTAAGTGGTTCTACATCAGGAACTACTACTATCGTATCTAATGCAATTGCTGGCACAACTACACTAACATTGCCTGCATTGACAGGAACTGTAGCTATTCAAACTGCACCACAAACAACAGTTTATACAACAGGTTCTGGAACTTATACTGTTCCTACAGGAGCTTTATATCTTTATGTAAGAATTGTTGGCGGTGGCGGTGGTGGTGCTGGTTCAAGTTCTGGCGGTGGCACAGGTGGCACAGGTGGAACATCATCATTTGGTAGTTCTACTTGCACAGGTGGAACAGGTGGTGTAACTAATAATACTTTAGGTGGTGCTGGTGGTGTAGGAACAATTAGCTCTGCAACAGGTTTAGCTCTTATTGGTGGAATGGGAGCTTGTGGTGTTACTTCTCAAACATCAGGAGCTTTTGTAGCAGGTGGCGCAGGTGGTAATTCTGCATTTGGTGGTGGTGGTTCAGGCGCAGGTAGTTCTAATACAGGTGCAGGTGCTGCTGGCTCACAAAATACAGGCGGTGGTGGTGGCGGTGCTAACTGTGCAATTGCTCAAACATTTGCTGGTGCCGGTGGTGGTGCAGGTGGTTATGTAGACATGTATATTACTTCTCCTTCATCTACTTATTCTTATGCTATAGGTGCAGGCGGTACAGCAGGAACAGCAGGAACATCAGGATTTGCTGGCGGTGCTGGCGGGTCAGGGGTAATTTTTGTAACTGCATATTTTAATTAGGATACATTGTGATTAGACATTGCATAATTGATACAAAAACAAATTTAGTAGTCAATATTATTGATTATGAAACAGAACAAACAGGTATTCCTGCTGGATTAGAAGAATATTTACTTTGTGTAAAGTCAGATACAGGTCAAATTGGTGGAACTTATGCAGATGGTGTTATAACTAACCCACCGCAACCTCAACCAATTTTATTATGAACAGTAGAAAACGCTATTAAATACTTAAAAGGAGAATAACTTGTTTGGAATAGTTAGTTTTTCCCAAGTTCCTTTTAGCTCATTAGCAGGAAAATTTGTAGAAGCTGCAGCAGCAATAACAGCAGACGCAACCGTATCTGCGTCAGGAACACGATTTAGAACATCTGCAGCAAGCATTAACGCTACTGCAACAGTTACGGTTACAACAAGTGGTGCATTAGTATTTGGTAGTGCAGTTATTAATGGATTTGCTACATTATCTGCATTAGGTACTAGAACACAGTTTGGTAGTGGTGCAATATTAGGAACAGCTACAGTATCTGCTACTGGTGGTTCTATTGCATTAGCTTCAGCAAGTATTACAGCAACAGGTACAGTAACAGCATTAGGTTCATTACTACAATCTGGTAATGCTTCTATTACAGCCAATGCTACAGTTACAGCTAATGGACTCCGCATACTGTCAGGCATAGGTTCTATTACAGGAACAGCTACAGTATCAGCACTTGGTGGTTTAATAAATTCAGGTAATGCAAAAATAAATGTTTTTGCTACAGTAAATGCAAGTGCTAAAGCTATATATGCAGGCTTTGCTTATGTAGAAGGCGTAGGAACAGTTACCGCTAAAGGTACAAGACAAGGTGAAGGATGGACACCGGTTACTCCAGGCACAGAAACATGGACACCAGTATCTGCAGGTTCAGAAACATGGTCTGCAATATCACCTTCTTCAGATACATGGACAGAAATAACAGCAGGAACAGAAACTTGGACTGACACTACTCCAAGTAACGATATATGGTTAAGACAAGGATAAAAGATGGCAAAGAATAAAATTTCAGAATTTAGCGCAACGTCAGCAGACAATACAGATATAACTAATATCAATATTGCTGAAGGCTGTTCACCAGCTAACGTAAACAATGCTATTCGTAGCTTAATGTCGTTACTAAAAAACCAACAAGATGGTTCTAGTGGTGACCCATTTACAGTAGCAGGTACATTAGTATCTTCAGGTCAAGTTGACATTACAGGTGCATTTAGACTAGACGGTACAGCAGGTGCTTCTGGTCAAGTATTATTATCAGCAGGTGGTGCTAATACACCTACATGGGGAAATGCGTTTGTAGCTGGTATGATTATGCTATGGTCAGGTTCATCAGCTACTATTCCTAGTGGATGGTTATTGTGTGATGGTTCAAGTTCTACACCAGACTTAAGAAACCGTTTTGTAGTAGGTGCTACATCTACTTATGCTGTAGGTGCTACTGGTGGTACTGCAGATGCTATTGTTGTAAGCCATACTCATACCGCAACAGTAACAGACCCTGGTCATAGTCATAGTGGTGTTTTAAATGATACTGGAGCAGGAGAATTATCTGCTGGAACTGGAGTTGCTTATAACAGATTTCAAACAACAAATTCAAATACAACAGGTATTACGGTAGCAAATAGCACAACAGGCTCAAGTGGCACTAATGCTAACTTACCGCCCTACTATGCACTTTGTTATATCATGAAAAGTTGAGTATGGGTTCTAAAGAACAAAACTCTAAGTATTTTCAAAGATATAAAGAAAAGTATAAAGACAATAATAAATATCGTCTAAATAGATTATTACAACAAGCAAGAGTAAGAGCAAAAAAAAGAAATTTAATTTGCGACTTAACTATTGATGAGCTTCTTGCAATGCTTCCAACAGATATGATATGTCCTGTTCTTGGAATAAAATTACAATGGGGTTCAAATGGTAAAGCAAATAGATGGCATAGTCCAAGTTTAGATAGATTAGACTCTAATGGTGATTACACAAAAGATAATGTAATTATTATAAGTTGGAGAGCTAATAAAATAAAAGGAGACTGCACCGAAGATGAACTAGAAGCTGTCTTAGATTATATGAGGAATTATTAAACATGCCTACACAACGCATAGCTTTTAAAGAATGG